GAGTTATTTGCACAGATATTGCTGTTCGCAGAAAGCAGTTTGGTTTAAATGTAGAAGACAACCCAAATGCCTCTTCTCTGTTAGCCACTGTTAGATCTGAAGGAGAGGGGTTAAAGTTATTTGATGCGACTGAAACTGATGTAGAGTTTACGGACACAATAATTAACTCACAGCAGGGTTTTAGTGAAAACACTAATTCTGTGCTTAATAAGTTAGTCCTTGGAGAGTCTCCTGCTGGCAACAGTGCTCCTCTTCTTAGTTCCGAGTATGTTGAGGCGTATGCTAGAGTAAATGCGCCAGACGAAGAAGGAAGAGCGGCTTATGTGGATTTGTATTGTATTAATACAACTGAGCCGCACCGGTTAGAAATTTCAGAGATTCGTGTGCTTGGGAATGTAAAAGGTGGTTCCCAAAGAGAGCAATCGTAGCCTATACTACGTAAGAACAAGAGGTTGAAATGGCGTATATTACAATTACTGGAGATAGTGATGGAGATCTGCATACCGCAGCCATGCACAATAGCAAGTTTGGCGCTATTGCCAGTGTAATTAATGGAAACATTGGTAAAGAAAACCTAATAAATCCAAACGCGGAATTGGTTTTTACTTTTAGTGCAAAACACGTTTTAGCCACTGTGCTAGGAATTGGTGCTACCACTGGTATTAATCCAGCGGCAACAGCCCTCTCAAACTTGTCTGGCTACTCCTCTCTTGGGGCAACGAACACAGGCGCTCCAACAAGTGGAACCCCAGATACCGCTGCTGATCGGTGGAACATGGTAACAAACAGCGTCGTAAGAGTTCCTGCAACAATGACGCTTAAAGACAATGTTACGATTGTGGTTGATAACGAGTTAACAGCGGCTGGATTTAGTGGTCTTACTTTAACCTTCCAATTGCAAAAATCAAACAATCCAAGCAATTTGACGGCATGGACTGACGTTGGAAGTGCTGCTACGCACTCTCCGCATGGGGGAGGTACTTACAGCCAAACAATCCTTACTCTTTCAAATACCACCGGCCAGAGCATTACGGCAGATCATTACCTCAGACTTGTTGTTAAAAATGCTAGCGGAACAACACCGCTACCGCCAACGCTTGTAGCGACTGTTCGACTTAGCGCACCGCACATTAATTAGGAGTTATTATGGCTATTCAACCGCCAACACCAAAAGGCCCTAGCAATCAGACTAAGTTGGGAGCAACTCCTGGGACTCAACAAGTCGCACAGAAAAATGTTTCTGGCGGTGGGTTTAATCCCAACATGCCGATTGGCGCTCAACTAGCAAAACAAGCAGCAAGTAGTTACCAGCAAAGCCTTCTTCCTGGTGGGACTGCAGCAAAAGGAAGTGGTGTTACTGGCGGGGCTTTGCC